TAAGTTTGAAAGGTGCGTTAAGAAAATTAAGAGGAGAGAAGGTATGAAAGAAGAAGATTTACCAGGAAATCAAGATGTATTAGATGTCAACAAGAGTGGAGATCTAGATAGTGAAGACTTTAAACTTCTTCGTAAGAAGAAAGTTAAGAAGGCAAGAGAGTCCCTAGCAGAAAAGATTATTAACGAGCTTTCCAAAGGAACTGTACAGAGCTATCGTGATAAAGCTAGCTCACAGGATCCAACACAAACTCCCATGAAAAGGGAGGTTGGAATTAGCAAGGCAACCAAAAGAATCACAAAGGCTGCTCAGGGCAAAAACACCAAGAAGTCTGTAATGGGTGGAGTGGCTACTCAAAAATCAACTACTGCATATAGAGGCAAGGCAGGAGACTCAAATAAGCAGTCCAAACCTATGGCAAGAAGCGAGATAAATAAGGCAAAGTCATCAGGTCAGGAGGGAGCTAAGGCAGCAGCTAATGAAAAAGCATTTTCTAAGCTTGTAAAAGGATTAGCTAGGAAGAAGAGCTAAACTCCATATTCCACGCCATTACCAAAGCTAGAACCGACTTCCACATCAACTGCGAGGGGAACCTTGAGATTGATGTGGAAGTTTTCTCTTAGGTAGTGATAGTTCTCAAGCTCATCCTTCACGATCCTTACAACTTCCTTTGTCTCACTCTTGGGTGCAATCAGTTCAATGGAGTCGTGAACTGTAGCCACAACCTTGGCCTTCATGCCCTTGAGCTTTTCAATAACACCAAGCATACCACACAGGAGAATATCACTAGCAGCGGATTGGATTGTGAAGTTCAGGCCCTGGCGGAAAGCTTCTCTGCGGACTCCTTTAAAGGGTGAGTTGATGTTCGGCAGGTGGCGGAATCTACCGAAGATAGTCTTCGCATACCCGAACTGTTTAATGTATTCATCAATGGTGTTCATGTAGCGTCCCACCCCTGGGAATGCAGACATCCAGTTGTTGATGATCTCCTCGGCACGCTCCTCAGGGATATTGCGCTTAGAAGCTAGTGTGAACGCTGTCCCACCATATACAGTAAGGAAGCTAACTTCCTTAGCAATCTGTCTCTCCAGCTTGGATACTTCACTAGGATCCTTCTTAAAGGTAAGCCCTGCTGAGTAGCTGTGAAGATCCACACCACTCTCGAAAGCATGGATCATGTTGCGTTCATTTGCTACGTGTGCTAGGACTCGTAGCTCCATCGCCTTCATGTCGATTGTAATGAAGTCCCAACCAGGAGGAGCTACCACGTAATCTCGAATGTTTACGTCTAGAGCTTCACGGGGGAGAGTGTGGAATGACACACCGATCTTATCCTCCCTCTTGCGTCCGATGTTAGCTCCAGAGTTCGAGATGCGACCTGTAACAGTCCCGTCGATATTATACTTTACGTAGATACGACTGTTACCTGTATTCTTGAGAGCCTGTCTTGTGCCTTCAATATAGACGGAATGCAACTTGGTCAGCTTCTTATATTCAGAAAACCGATCAAAGAATCTTTTTGCTGAAATGATCTGCTCATTAGACATGTTCGCAAGAACAGATCTAGCAATAGCTGTCTCTTCGTTATTCAATGCTCAATCCTCTGGAAACAAACTCTTCTTCTACCATGGACTTTACTTTTGTAAGGGTCTCCTCGTTAGTAGATGGAGCACCCTTCTTAGTGAACTCGAAAGGATACAACCCTAGTCCGAAGTCTTCAACCTGAATCCACTCACCTTCTTCGTTTTTCTCAAAAGAGTAGATTACCTTAATAAGCTGATTTGTGGAATTCAGGTTGGTGCCGGACTCTAATCCAGCAGCTTCTCTCAGTGCAGCATCTGAAGAGGAGATCTTGTTTTGAAGTTCTGAATCCAACTGGTTTAGCTTATCCTCATCAATAAGAAGACCTTCATATTCCATGTCCATGAAAGCTACCGATAGTGGGGCAATCAACTTATCGTAGAGTTTCTCAAGCCCTTTTTGACGTACTTCATCAAGCAACTTCACATACACTTTAGCAGTGGCATAGGTGTCTTTTGCATTACCTTCTGCACACTGGAGTAGGGGGATATTCTTCCAATCAAAGTTTTTACCTTCAACTGTAAGCATTAGAACTTCTCCTCAGGGAAATAGTAACTTACTAAATCTGCCAAGCTCTTTGGCACGTCCTCACGATACAAGTGTTGGAGGAGCTTGGTGTCATACACATTATACACTTCGTCTACACCATACCGCTTCATAAACTTAAGATCGAATCCTGCATTTTGAAGGATCTTACGGTTCTTCTTGTTTGCCATTGCCTTACATACAAAGGTTAGGAATGCGCCCTTGATCTTGTAACCGAGCTTAGCTTCCTTATGATCAATTGGTAACACTAGTGTGCGCCCAAGCTCACCGGTATCCCTGTCTACTAGCGTAATGGAAACCGTATGGATAGTGTCCTCTAGGAAGTTTAGACCAGTAGTTTCAATATCAACTGCTATGTCCTTATCTGTGTCGATGAACTCATCAGACACTGAGTTGAGTTCCTCTATACTTAAAGGCATAGTGTATGGGACTTTAGCTTCAGAAGACTTACCTAGGAGTTCATTATTTACAGCATTATGCAAATCTTTAGAGAACAAGTAAGCATTCTTAGGCTCAGCTACAACCTGGAAAGGGTGAATGATTGGAACTACCCTGAATTCATGCCCTTCAGTTGTCTTTAACCAATCGACTTTTCCACGAACCTTACCCTCTTCTTTAGCTTTACCATACAGCATGGTAGTTGCCACCTTGCCACAGGCAAATACTAAGGAAGGCTTATAATGATCAATAGTATCATACAGATGGGCTACACACTTCTTTCTAATACCTGTAGAAAGATTCTCTGAAGTGATTGATGGACACTTAACTGCTGTAGTAAATGCCACTTTAAACTTACTTAGAACTCCCAGATCCGAGAGTTCCTGCATGATAACTCTGAACTCCTGTGGTCTAAAAGAGACATACTCTCCTTCAAACATCTTGGGTGAATCAGATAGGAATAGAATGTCTACAGGAGAATCATCATATTCATAATCTAGAATTGTGTGCGCTGGTAAATTCTTCTTAAGAGCAGGGCATCCTAAACACTTAGGATTGTCCCCTTGAAAACTTAGTTCTGGCATGAGACTATCATAGTAAAGTGACAAACTATATTGACAACAAAAGATTTGAAGAGCTAATACAATCCTACAAGTCCGGTATCCGAAGGGATGAGGATGAACTGTTCCTCATGTTCAATACCTTGATTGATAGGTTAATGATCTCATTCAAGTTTAATGTTGATCACGAGGAAGCGAAACAAGAGTGCTTCCTACTTATACTAAAAGTCCTAAACAATTTCAAGAGGGAAGAGGGACAAGCCTTCAATTACTTTACAACCGTAATCTTAAATAATCTTAGGCTTATCTACTCTAAAAATAAGAAGTATAATGATAAGCTAGCTTCTTATATAAGTTATAAGACTGGGGACTATATCCCCAGTTCCGCGCCTACTGAGCCATTGTAGGTGACCACTCTAGGGAATGACTTGTGAATAACCACAAGCATTGGAAGCTGATCATACTTTGATAGGCATGATGTAGAAATAGTCTCCCTATTAGACTTAATAGCAGACTTTATAATATCTAGAGCGTTTGGAACATCAAATATATCTATCACATTAAGGTCTGTGTCACCTTCAGATGGTAGATTATCATTGAAGTATTTGCACGGAATATCCCATTGATTAGTAATCAAATAGTAAGATGTATTTTTACCATCAATATTTGATTGAACAATGGATTCTAAATGTTTAGAGTTGTCTACTCTAACAGATGAAAAATTAGTTTTCTGTTTGCTCATCGTTGTTAACTACCGGCTCTTCTGAAGATTCAGAAGAGTTCTTGTGTTGATTAATCATCTCTTGTATTTGAGAAAACATGACATTACATCCTGCAAAGAAGATCTGCTTAAAGAATGTATCTTCATCTAACTGGGGTGGCCTAACCATCATAAAGTTCTTAAAGCCTTCAGCTTCTTCTTTATTTAACTTAATTTGAATTTTCATACGTCCTCTACTTCGTTCTACGAACTTAACTTTTGAATTGCCTAAATTTAAGGATACATTATCCATAGTCTATAATAGTCCATGAGGGATTTTGTTGAAGATGATTTCGATGTGACTTCACTAAAAAGAAATATTAGTGGAAAGAAAGCAAAAATAAACTCTAAGGCTAAAGGTAATAGGTTCGAGAATAAAATAGCTAAATCTCTAAATGAAAGATTTAATACTAAAGAGTTCTGTAGAACTCCTGGTTCTGGAGCTTTTGCTACTACTCATAAATTACCTGAATACTTAAAAGTATATGGAGACTTAATAACACCAAAAGATTTTAAATACATAATTGAATGTAAGAAAGGTTATAACGAAGAACAAATATGTGATCTCTTAAACCCAAAATCTAATATTTCAAAGATGATAGCTCAAGCATCAAGAGATTCAGAAAAATGTTCTAAAAAGTTTTTCCTGATTATCGGTCAAGACAGGAAGGATCCTATAGCTATAACTAACGATCTGAATCTACCAGTGGAAGGTAATATGTTTGTAGGAGTGTCTGGTGGGTCCAGAGTAATGATCGTTAGCCTTAAGGAACTACTAAAAGTTAGAGATTCTCATTTTTTCGAGTAATATTCCCATATTCTTCAAAAGAGTTCCCAATTCTTGATTAATATTCTCAGCTATAGTTTGTTTGTGGTAGGCTTCCATAACTGCCCTATTAACTTCTAAGATAAAGTTAGTATGATGGCTCTTAACCCTACCAGTATCTCCACTCTTATTTAACGAAAAGTTATTCTTAAGCTTGATTTCAAGTCTATTAGAACCCTTTCCAGTAGTTATCCTGGATTCTCCAGTTACAGGATCCATAAGCAAGTCCCATGTGTTTCCTCTAGAGTCAGCTTGACCTCCCATAACGGATCTCCAGGCATCTCTTAGTGGATCATTTTGTCTAAATATGTAGTTTTTCTTAGCAGTTAGATCTCTATAATCGCAAATTAAGTTATTGTCATCGGAACCACCAGAGTGGAACATTTTATGAGCCAAAAACATTTGAGCATTCTTTTTAGTAATTGGGTCGCTTGATAGTAAATCTTTTGATATTTGGGATGACTGTAACCATGTAACTGTTTGATTCTTAAGGGAATCAATAGCAGCATCTAGCTCATACTTAGTTCCTATTTTACTAATTATCTTTTTACAATTATCCATTATATCTTTTAATTTTGGATTATCAGTATAGCCTAAGCCCGAAAGCTTATCTATGATACTTTTAGCAAAAGTCTGCTGTGCGTTTGAACGAGCATTTAGTTTTTTACCATCAGATGTAGTGACTATAACATTCTTGGGTACATCGAAAACGCTTTTAGCTATTTCATCAATTTGATTAAAATAATTACGCATATTTTGCTGATCCGTCCTACTCATTTGTAGGTTACTGGAGATAGTAGCTAGTAGAGGTTCACTAGCATAACTTTTACGCATTAATCCATTCGCACCAGCAAAAGTGTTAGCTGATCCACTTCCATATTTGGCAGAATCAAGTTCTAAATAATTCTTAAGACTTACCTTAAGAACTGATACTACTTGACCATCTTTGAAAATTCCTGCCCTCTTTAAAGCTTCTAGTTCTTCTTGTTTCCTAGGTCCGAATGCATCTTCGATACTCATCTCTACAGGTGTAACACTAAGACCTGATCTATTAGCTGCTGCTACTGCCTCATCATTACTATTGAAAACTTCAAAAATATCTTGTCTCTTACCTCCGCCTACCTGATCACCCACGGGAACTGCGTATACTGGCTTTCTTACTTTTAGAGTCTCTAAACTGTGCTCCAATATACTTTGAATAAGAGTTTTACCTTGATCATCAACCTGAAACGCCTCATAAAGATCCTTAGCTAGAGATACTGTCTCCGGGTCTATACCAGATTCTTGAGTGGCTCTAACCCAACCCTCTGAATCTATTTTAGCCTTCTTAAGTTTTTCATACAAAGTAGAAAGCTTCATTGTCCTCATGGTTGCTAACTCATCAGGAAGTTTACCACCAAATTGATCTGATCTAGCAAGTATAGCTAATGATGCTATTTCAAGTATGTCTTCAGCGCCTGTTCCTCTAATATTATTTGAATTACCTGTGCCAGTGATTGGTGCTCTTACAGTTAAGGTTTCTATAGCATGTCCACAAATTGAAGCGGCTTTATCAATAACTTCTCTTAGGAATGCACCTCTTCCTTCGCCACCATCAAATGAAAGACCCTGGGATGCATCTCCTTTTGGCTTAACAACAACATCTCCTCTATTAGTTTTATAAAAGCCAGATAAAATTTGCTTACTTTTTTCACAATCTTTTTCCGTAACGCCCTTTTCAGATGAATCAGCAATGAAGTTTAATAAATCTTTAAAAGAGTCACTTATCAATGAAGTCTGAGCCTCTTGAAGTGGTTGTTCCTGTGAAGTCCATATTCCGTTTTCAAAGTTAAGAGTAAATTTTGGAGCTAATAAGCTTTTCTGGAATGACCAACTAGTTGTACCAAAAAGATATCTTGCATACTGAGACGCCGAGCCTACGTTTTTTGCTATAGGCTCCTTGGACATTGCTTTATAAATAGCATCTTTACGGTTGTAAATTTCTCTGAAAGAGTTGACTACAGCATCCTTAGTTTCTTGTGTAAGATCAGTTGATTCTAAAAGTTGTTGTTGTCTAACTTCAAACTGTTGATCTGGGGGTAGAGACCTTAACTCAGCTTGATTTATATCTGTAGTGCCACCTACTCCAGCCTCATCCCCTTGCTTATCGCCAATCTCGAAAAGGCTGACGAACTCATCCCAACTATCATCCACAGCACCTCTATTTCTTGATCCTACTTGATAAACAACCCTACCTTGGGTAGCACCTCCTTGTGCTGTCCATACTTTCACAGACTCATTACCTTTTACAGGAGTTGGTGAGGTAGATTGACTACCTTGGGCTACAGCCTGATTAGCCAGTTGCTGAGCCTCAGGGGATGGGCTGGTGGGTCCCTGCTCTAATAATCTAATATCTCTTTTATGGACCCTACTAAAACTTTTTAGTAAATCAATGTAAATACTCATAACTTATCATAGTATATTAAAAAAGCCTTCTCTCTATATTTAGAGAGAAGGCTTATTAATTTATATGTTATCCACTATAGCTGGTACTTATCGTAGTCTACGAAATCGTAACGGAATCCTACCTCAATGGTTGAGAACTCATTTGTGGAGTAATTCTTTTCAGAGAATCTAACAGAATTTGGATAAACACCATAAAGTTCTATGAAGGCATGAGGATCATTAGTATTATCTAACTCTATGATAGTCATTTTGTTTGCTTTAAAGGTTCTGTTTGATGACCCTCCTGGAGCAGATAGTTTAGCTAGATCACCCGTTACAGGATCATATATTGTTTTAAACCAATTCCATAATGTAGGTGAAGTACGACTTAATAGTTGATTATCAAAAGTAATCGTCAAAGCTTCTGGTGTAAACTTTCCTGGATAGTATAGTTTATCGTTAACTCTATCAACCACAATATCTTCTACTGTGCCTCCGATAGGACTAACCTGCTTTGCTGCTGCTACTAAATCTAGTGTGTTACCTCCCACTTCCGTAGGGAGACCATAGAATCTAACCTCAAACTGATATGCTCTTACTGAGTCTAATTTAGTTGATACTCTAGGAAGGCTCTGGCCAGGAGTGAAGTTAGCTCTTAACTCTGTCTTATAAACGCTATCTACCATAATAATTACCCGTTAATTGTAGCTGACTGACTTGTTAGATTTACTTCAAATACAACAGTTTCTGCTGCTTTTGTAGGCTTAATTGTAACTGAACACCAAAGTTCATTTCTATCCACTCTAAGAGGAGTATTAGTTGTTGCATCGCACTTCACAGCACCGGCAACAATGGCTCTTCTAGCCAGTAGATCTGAAATGAAAGGTTTTATGTTTTCCTCAATTAGTTCCCAAGTGAACTGATCATTTGGCTCAAACTGGTAGGGCTTACCTAATTGAAGTAGTGTCTTCCTAATGTATATCATCAATCTACGGACATTAACACGATCCAAAGCACTTGGCTTTCTCTGAGTAGTCTTTTGTCCGAATATGACAATTCCTGCTGTTGGGTCCTTAGTAACAGGGTTGATTGCATTTGAGTATAGCGCATCACGATCCCCTTGGTTAAGAACCATCTCAGTGTCTGAAGGCTTTGTTAGTCTACCTCTGTTAAAGCCTGCTGGGGCAAACCAAGGATCAGAAACACCGTCAGTATACACGCATTGTCTAGCTGCAAAGATTGCAGGATCATACCACTCTTCAGCGCCTGCATAGTAGTTGAAGACTTGAACCCATGGCCAATAAGCGGCAGCATATGAAGAGTTTAGTGCTGCTGTTCTAGTGCCCTTACCGTTAATCCAATCGAAAGCATCTTGAACCTCTCCAACTGCGTAAGGAGGTGAAACAAGAGCTAAAAAGTTCTTTGAACTTTCAGCTAAAGTTACTAGTGCATTTTGAATATCATCATCTGTTATACCAGGGATAAGAGCTAGTGATATGTTCAAAGAATCATCATCAAGAGCGTAGATTCCTGTCTTGGATGCCGCAGACCCTATGATGGCTGTCTTACCAGCAGCATCTGGATCTTCTGCGTCAGGCTGAGCGGTATAACCACTGTCTCCACCTGCAAAAGAGAAAGTTCCTTCGATAGGCTTAACGAATCTTGGTTGTACTCCAACATACCCGTTAACATCCACTGCTGTTCCTAAAACATCTCCCCAAGTATCAGGGAAACCTTCATAATCTGTTCCATCAGACTTTAAAGCATTTACATAAATGTAGTCTGATTTAGCATTTAAATCATCATTTTGCAGCATATACTCAAAGGAGTCTGCTGAGACTGCTGCAAGCTCACCTTTAAATGACTCTGCCTGGGCTCCGTCAGCATTTACAACTAACCTATCCTTAACTGATAGGTTGTCAATCTCAACAGATATTCCTTGGGTTGAGCCATCTCTAAGGGCACTCAAGTCGTACCCAGTTCCTGGGTATCTGGCTATGGCCCTTAAGTCTACGCTTGATAGCTGATATCCGGTATGAGTAACATTCTTGGCTTGATCGTGGTTCGGAGCCCCAATACTACTTAAAGAACCATTTCCTAATACAGGAACAAATCTGACATCTGCGGCAGATAATTGTAATGTAGTAGAAGATCCTGCAAACTTAGAAGCTAGGTAAAGATTCCCGGTTGAATCTTCATAAGCCACAACAGGCTGATCATCAGTTATTTCTGGATTGAAAGTGTTAAAAAGAACTTTCTTTTTTGTATTAAAGGTAGTAGAGCTTGCTGGAATCTCAGTAATACCACTTACATAGAAATTCTGGGAGTTATCATAAATTTCGTAGAATACAGAAGATGCTAGACTAGGATCCCAGTTAGAAGAAACTTGAAATGCAGGAGAAACTCCTAAAGGTATACTAGCTGATGCATTAGTCGCACCAACGTCTGCTGCTCTAACAAAGTATATTTGGTTTGTAGCCTCTAGAATTTCTAGAGCACCTTCTAAGCCCTGTCCAGGGATTACGCTGTTAGGCTTACCAAACTTTCTAATTAGATTTTCTTGACTGGTAATTAAAGTAGCTTTGTTTGTTGGACCTTTGTTAGCGAAGCCAACAATTCCTACGACACTTGAATTGACATTTGGGGTGTAGATTGAAACATCATTCTCAAGTACTACAACGGAAGGACTAGTAGGTAATGCCATGATTAATTACTCTTTTTTGTGTTCTCTTGTCTGTCGGTTTTAGTAACTCCTATATGTTTCTTGATAACAGGTTTAGGCTCTTCGCTAGAATCCTTAACTAGTCTAACTTTGAACATTCTACGCTTTACTAAATTATCTAAAACCTTACCACCCCAAGAATCAGGGATGTTGATAGTTTGCTTAGGGCTTATAAACCGATAAATAACTCCATTTGGGGTTGTAAAAGGAACAGAAAATCCTTGCATACTTGTATTTTTAACTATTTTCATAATTATAAGCTCCTACTATATTTACTTCCACTAGGAGAGCATTTCTATTAAATTTGTTTATGCACAATGCTATTACGATTCATCAATATTATACTCAAAATTAACATCGACTTCCATTATCTCTCCTGTACTAGTGAACTGGAATTTTGGATTTGGAATATAAGTTTCTAAAGATATCTCCATAGACTTTTGCAAAACCCTATCATTAGTATCCCCGACCATAACGTTACCCATATCTCTTTCGGATACTAAAAAGCCCTTATTGAAATCTGAATATTTGGTCCTGATATCTAAATCAGGATTGAACAGAGAGAAGACACCAGATCTAATCATGTCTAGATCTGCCTTATACTTACACCATACATTTATTTCGTAAATTATGTTTATTGGTCTTGGTGCTAGACTTACAATTCTAATTGCTCTTTTTTTATTAGGATCCCAATAAGACTCGTTAATTATAATTGGACGGTATCTTCTTCTTTCTTCAGAATTTACAGTTTGTTTCTCAACAATTGTAATCATGGGCAGAATTAATGTATTATCCGCTTTTAGCCTCCCAGCAACCCTCTCAGGGTTTCCATGAGAGCATTTAACCTTAACTCTATTACCATTACCGTCAATATAATAAATGTTACTAAATATGTGTAACATCTGCCTTAAGCTTTCCTTGTAAACGTTATTAATTACAGGAATAATCTTATTCTCAGTCATATCCATAATTTGATTTCTTGCATTAAAGTTAGGTTTCATATTTTACCTCCAACATCATCAGTCCTATCGAAGTAATCTTCATTATGAATATCTTGAGTATCTCTGAGAAGTTTAGCATGAACTAACAAGTGATAAACACCATAAGCTTCAAAGCTATCTTCTTGAACTTCGTAAACCTCAAATTTAATTTCCTGAAACTCAGGTCTAATAACATCCCCAATTGCTATTGGCCTCCCTAAAATGTTTTCAGTATAAGACTTATTAAAAACAAATACTTGATCTATCTGCATTTCTACGCCAAACTGAGAAAGATTTTCCTCTATAGGACGTGGATCGTAGTGAGCCCAAAGTGTAACAGGTTCAGAAGCAATAGCCTTTTGTCTAGACTCTTGATAAACATCATCAATATCATCAGATGGAATATACTCAAACACTTGAACTCTCGACCCAGATAGTTTTATATTTTCTGAGTCAATCATGTTGAATAAATTCTTATCATTCTTTTTATTAAATAATGATAATCTAGTATCCCTAGCTTCTGGGAAATTAGTAGGAGGAGTATTTACTTTAAATCTCATTAGAATATATCAAATATTGGTGGTGATTCTATTGAGGATGTTAGCTCTTCTATAAGTAGTTTCTTATCCTCTCTAGCCTGGGCAATAAGCTCTGAACCATTAAGCCTAGTTCCACCACCAGGACCTGGAAGAGTTTGGTACTTACTACGAATGCCTCCTAGAATTTCTTTAGATAAAGCTAATGCAAATCTTTGTACCCAACTCTTGTAAGCATGGTGTATAGTTTCTGGATCAAAAGCTCTAAACTCTAGAATAACACTCTCTGTATTATTTTCAGGAACCGGCCAGATATGTAAATATTTATTGTTGATAACTTGCCAAGAAGACATTTGACCTAGAACATTCTTTATTTGTTTCAGGTATTGCTGCATTAATAAATACTGGCTAACGTTGTAATTGTTAAACAATCCATTATTAGTAAAGAACATTACAGCAAAGTCGTACTCCAATGAACCTGGAGAAGCTCCAAACTTAAAGAAGTCTCTTCGATACCAAACATCATTTAAGTTATCTATTATGGGTTTAGGAATATCATAAACTCCTATACCACCGGAAGTTTCAAATACTGCATACTGAGTCATCCAATCAGGAGCATGGTATTCAAGTTTTGATATAGCTTCGTCAATGCATAATTCTATTTGATAATCATCAAGCTCAACATCTACAACAGGGTATCCTAACCTAGTGAGGACATAATCTTTAACAGTACGGTTAAAGTCCTTGAACTCTACAACATCCTTGTAATCTTTGTTATTTAAATAATTATCCTTTGGGGACTTGTAGTCTTTTAACTTAGACCCAGAATATTTCCCATAGGAGGATCCATAGGATTTAACAGTTGGAATACCTATCTTGTTATTGCTAATACCAGCTAGCTGCGAATCTGTTAAAGTTATACCCCCTGTTTCCTCTGGTCCTGGGTTATCATTATAAAGTCCAATTTCAACGGCATTAGTAGTCATATAAGTACCATCACCTAAAGAAAAGGCCGCTTGATAACCAAATCTATCATATAAACCTCCAGGAGGTTCGTCACCTAAAGTATCCTTGTATAGTGTTACTCCATACTTGTTAGGCGTTGATATCGGAACGCTTGTAGCCGCTGTATTTTCAAGATCAATATAAAGTTTATATCCGTTGCCAACATCAATTGGAGTATCTAGAATCTTTCCACGGTGTAATAAAGCTGTAGCTCCTGAAGGGCATTGGAAAAGTTCCCATACTAGCTGTCTATTTTCTCCCCATATAATTTCTTCATTTGTAGTTAAGTATGGGCCTGAGAAATCTCGAATATCAATATACTTAAGTGGATATGTTATTTTTCCGTGATTACTTAAGTTATTATGTATTTCATCAGAAAATCTATATTTTCTAAAATAGTAAGCAGTATAGTTCTTAGAACTTTGAGTCCCTGATAAGGAGTGAGATTCTAAAATAACTGCACTAGTATGGAAGGAGCTTACGAAATGCTCAGGTAAGTTAGTTAAATAATTAGGGTCTAATATAGTCCCAGCCGCTGTACCAAACATCTTTTCCCAAAAGGGCTTTGTTATACCAAAAGTGCCTTGAGTCGTAGCTCCCATAATGGGCTGACTCCAGTTTTTAGTATACCCCATTGCTAGCATGAATAACGCTATGCCAAATTGAGATTCACAGTTCTCTCCAAAAGAATACTTAGTACCAAAGGCTTGATTGTAGTCCCAAAGACTTGGATCATTTTTCAAAAATGCGTTAGTGGCTGAAGGATGACTGCGAGCTATACGGTATTCATGTCCCCAATAAAATCCATTAAACCAAGCACTTGGAGTAACATTGTATCCTTCATCAATACCCGACCAGAAAACATGGTTTTCTTGGAATTTACCAAGACCTGGACGGTATGGAGCGGTGAAGGTGTGATCCCCCAGGTAGGCATCGGGATTTTTTAAAATAGGATCGTCTAATAAGATTCCTGCTGCTATTATAGCTGACTTTCTTCCTTGCATGTGCCCGCCTAAAGGCTCAAATTGTCTCTCATCAAGGAAAGCACTCCATAAATCTATACCCCATTGAGTTACATTCCTTAAAGTAAGAGTTCTATAATCAGCGTCATGCCCCTCTGCTTCGTAATCATACTTGAATAATGACTTAAGTAATATAGTTCCAAGAAGCTCACTCCATTGTTGTCCATACCCTGGTCCGTGGTACCCTGGGCATTGAGCCTCTGTTCCCCACCTCGATAAATCATCACCAACATAGTATAATGTAGCTAAATATAAATCTATCCAACTAGGACTAACAGCAGGGCTAGGTATGCTTGGATTAGGAACATTACTATAATAATACCCTGAAAAAGTTCCTGTATCTTCATCCCCAAATATTTGAGGTATTCTGGTAGCGTCGAAGTCTGATAACGGGAAATACCTTCTATCCTCCACCTTCCCTAAAGGCCCCGGCCTAAAGGTGGGAACCGAAGGTACTGCACTAAGAAACACTATAGGGAACTTAGCGGCAATAGCAGACCTTACATTACTCTGGGTATTTGTCCAATAACCAGCGTTCCATGGATGATTTCCTGAAACCCACAGATCAGAAGATGAAGCAATAATATAACAATAGTCTGCGGATACTTCGTAAGGAGGCTGATGTGAGTTATACCAGTCCATTGGAAAACCCCTCGAAGTAGCTCTTTGATCATAATGGGTTCCTCTAAGGTTACCAGCAGGATTGCAAGCAGCCCCGTTAATGTAATAAGGAACTAGAGGGTAATTAGGATTACTTGGGAACTCTGACCACATAACTTGAGTGTATTCAGGAGTATAAGCAGATACCGTTGCTGAAAAATTAGCGTCTGCGAAAACCGGAGCAACCCAAACACTGTGATCAGGGTAGGTGCCACTCAGCATAGGATATTGTGATACTATCAATGCCGAAATAGGAGGCACTGAAGCCAATTCGGGTATGGCAGAAAAGTTACTAGTAACTGATATTGAATACATAACTTACCTACTCTATATACTCTACAAGCACTAAACTATATCAAATAGTGGTGGACCTTCTAAGGTAGTTGTTAACTCCTCTAGAAGCTCTTGTTTCTCTTGCCTACCCTCCTCTACAAGTTGTTGTCCGTTTAATCTTGTTCCTCCCCCTGGACCTGGGAGAGTTTGATACTTCCCTCTAATACCACCTAGAATTTCTTTAGCTAATGCTAGAGAGTATCTTTGTATCCAACTCTTATACGCATGGTGTATAGTGTTTGGATCAAATGCTCTAAACTCCAGTATAACACTTTCCGTGCTGCTCTCCGGTACAGGCCAGATATGTAGGTACTTATTATTAATGACTTGCCAGGATGACATTTGACCCAGCACGTTCTTTACTTGTTTTAAGTATTGCTGCATTAATAAGTATTGACTAACATTGTAATTGTTAAACAATCCATTATTAGTGAAGAACATCACAGCAAAATCATACTCTAAGGATCCAGGGGATGCCCCAAACTTAAAGAAGTCTCTTCGATACCAAACATCGTTTAGATTATCTACAACTGGTTGTGGAAGCTCGTATACCCCTATCCCACCTGTTACTTCAAAAGTAGCATATTGAGTCATCCAATCAGGAGCATGATATTCAAGTTTTGATATAGCTTCATCAATGCATACATTAATTTGGAAATCATCAAGCTCAACATCAACTATAGGATACCCAAGCTTCGATAGTACATAATCCTTAACTGTCCTATCAAATGTTTTAAATTCTACAACATCTTGTGCATCACGATCATTTAAACCATCGGGTCTAGGAGTATCGTAATCCTTTAATCTTCTTCCACCGTAAATGCCATATGAAGACCCGTAGGATGTTACTCTAGGAACTCCTATCTTGTTGGATTGAAGATCTTCAGCACCTGCAAACGTCAGAGTAACCTCAGGAAGCCTCTCTACAACATCAGTTTCACAATCCGATAAAGGTGCAGCATCACCAAGTGTTGGGTATATTAAATTGGCTATCTGCTGTGACATAGAAACAAGTCCACTTAAGTCATAGTGAACCTTATCAGGATTTATACCGTATGTTACTGTTTCAAAACTATAGGATTTATAAGCTAAATTACATAGATCTTCAGCGGCATCTCTAGTAGATTGCCTGACAACATCGAATCTAGCTTCCTCGTCTACTGTTAATCCTGAGTAAGAATCATGAGTTACTGGGAACACAACAACAGGTTGGTCATCTGCTCGATCAGGGTGGATGTTTGTTATAACACATCCTAAACCTCTTAGATGATCAAACATAAACTCAGCTAGATCCATTAGCAGCCCCTTGTATGCTTTAGAGCCATAAGGAGCCAAAGCATCCAAAGTACCCATGATGATATACATACCATCTACATAAACTGTATTAGCACCACCAGCCTGAAGATCTTGAACAGCACTAGCCAATTGAACTGCAACACCAGCATTAGCATCTGACCAAAAGTTAGTTTTTGCGTAGGGCCATAATGTATCGTAGTCAACTCCTCCAGGGATAGCCACACCTGATAAATCTACGGAGTTATTCCACTTCAACATATTTATCTGGTATTTGGAAGCCTTAAACACATGGATATCTGTGCCCCCAGGGACTCCTCCATTCAGGTTAGCAGTATATGCTATTGATATTTCAGGACCGACATAATCAACTGGCTGAGTTGTATATGCATTGCTTGGATCATAATTCTCCCATTGCTTACTAATTAGGTTCCAAATCTTGTAGTTTGTCTGTGTCCCTGAAAGGTAATAATAATCAGGAGATGAAGATACTGAAGATGCATTTACGTTACCTGCACAGTTTGAATCTCCAAAAGCAATAATTAATCGTTTATCAGCCATAAAAAGTTCCTACACTATTTACCATTAAATGAAAAAAGGGTTCGGATTATAATCCGAACCCTTTGAACTTTAATCCTTAAACAAGGATTAGGTTATTAGGTGCTGTAACCGTTTATTGAGGTTCCATTGTTATAACCGTTACGGAAGATCTCCTTCGTGATGAAATCAGATCCAGTTCCGATCAGGCGAATAACGCGGTAGAATCTTGAGGCTGGTTGGACAGCGACCTTACCGTAACGAGTAAGGATGCCCTTCCGTGGTTGGAAGGTCTCAGGATCAACTACGGTATCTAGTGGCTGTAGTGGGATGTATGGGCAGTAGAAGAAGCCTGCATCCATTGGGCTTGAACCCTTATAGCCAATGATGATCTCGTCCTCTGGGAACATAGGATCAACAACTAGATCATACTTACCAGCGAACTTGCCCTTGTAAGTAATCTGAGTAGCAGTGTTGGTCGTTGGACCTGCATCTGCTGGTAGGCCACCTTCAAGCTTAGCTGCTGACTCAAGCATTGAAGCAATCACTGGTGAAGTGATGATGACGTTACCTGGGCCACGTAGAGTCGTACGGTAGATGTCAGTGCTAGCGAAGTTGATCAAGGCTAGGACATTTGAGTACATGTGACCAAGATGCTGAGGAGCAAAAGAAGTAGTGGAATCAACAAATCTTCCAAGATCCATGACATAAATGTTGGAATACTTGCGATCAATACCTCCACCTCCACCAACTGCTCCGGTACCCTCTTCGGTGGTTAGAGCAGTATCAAAGTCGTATTCGTAATTTCCTGCTACGAAAACTCCACCGTTTCCGGCGGTGTTGGCGGCGTTACCTCCAATTCCTGGGAAGTTATCAGCGCCGCCCTGGTATAGCGACTGTAGGTACCAGCCATTTAAACCATCAGTGCTGCCAAGAACTCCTGGGCCATAAGCAATCATACGGATATCTTCGATTAGCTCACGATCAATCTCAAGGTTCATTTCCTTTGAGAGGAGATCGGTAAGCTCAGCTTCCATGTCTAGGTTGTGGTAAGCCTTGAGATCCTGTGCGGCCTCTAGAGTCCACACTGCTCTCATCTTGCGCTCACGAGCCTGGACGGTCTGCTTCTGGATATGCATGGAGATCTCTGGAATTAGGTTGCCCCGTAGTCTCTCAGCAGCAGAAACGCTGTATCCCAGGATTGAAGTTCCACTTGGGAAAGAAGCTAACTTACCTCCCATGGTGGTTGAAGGAGAGCCGTTATGGAGACCTAGAACGTTTGAAAGATCAAATGAAGCGGCTCCAGTAACGCTATCGTATGTTAGACCACTTGCTGGATTGTTATTCTGAATCCATGGATTATTACCGGCAAGATTAGACTGTGCATAAGTGCCAGTGAATGAACCAATAGCTGATGATGTAAGGTTCCGAGGGGTAATGTTAAACTTGGAGTACATTACCTGAGTGTTTCCGTCATGGTGACGTGAGTTACCCATGTAGAAGATCTGTGAGACAGGGCCGTCCATGGCCTGAGTTGCACCGATCTTGTTGAACATAAGCTCAGGGTACATACGACGAATAAGTGGGAAAGCCCACTTTTGGAAGGTGCCGATCTTGCCTGTGGTGGTGGCGGTCTGGCTTAAAGCCTCTTCGTCCATTCTAGTCTTGGTGAACTCTTTGGCCTGATTCTCTAACAGACGAGCTGTCTGGTATGCGATGTGATCATCCCCGATCCCTTCAAGGAGTGGCTCCCAACGCTTTAATAAACTGTTTCTATCAATAGCAGTCATACTTAACCTCTATAATTGTTGAGTTTCTCTAACACGCCTTGATGGATCCACTCATTACCGTGGACAGCGTGGTTTTCATTTAACTTTTCATCAGCTTCCTTCACCTTGAAGTTATCCTCACTGATGACGAGTGCCGTATCAGAGAGCTTTCTCTCTGCATTCTCTGATTCACGTAAACTTGAAAGCTCCCCATGAACACTCTGAAGTGCCTCTTCAAGTTTCTCGTTCTTGTCATTAATTACCTTGGACTGACGCTTTAGGTTGACATTCTCCTTTAGGAGCTTATCTACCTGACGGAGAAGGGCTTGATTCTTCTCCTCTTGCTGCTCACCAAGTGAAGCTAGAACTTCCATACCATTTAATTCATCCTGGTTGGTGTTCTCTAAGGCAAACATAGAGCGAACTGTCTCAAACATTTGAGCATTACGGAATGTCTCATTTTCTAGCTCTAGCTCTTTAAGTGCTTGTTCTTTTAGCTTCTCAATATTTCCACGAATGAAAGACTGGACTTTCGTGGATAAGTCGTTTACCCTCTCTTCGACACGGTTCTCAATGCTAACAGCAACAAGCTCAGCTACCTTCTGAAGAGTGCTTTCATCGAGTCCCTCTGGAAGATACTGAGCCACCGAGTCTAGAATTTCATTACTCTGTGACATAATTTAACCTCTATATAGTTATTTAGTGTTTTGTATTATTTTTAATACAAATTATTTTTTCCCCTTGGGAACACAGTTAGGAACTTTCTTTCCACCTTTAGACTTCATTCCAACTGCCTCATAACCTTTCCAACATGCCTTCTTAAGGCCCTCTAATAGTGAGTCTCCAATTAGATTGGTAGACTCTGCATTAAACTGCTTTTTAAAGCCACCCTTAGGATCGCCAGTCTTTATTCCAACAGCATTTGCTGCGATACCAGTAGTATCTCTGTCAAAGCCTTTATCTTTAGAAAATTTAACTAGCTTTCTAATTGCCCGTTTACGAACTGGTTTGGAATTTGGATCCTTTCCCTGATTTCTGAATCTCTCCTTATCCACGTAGTTCTTACTTTTTTTGGACTCTAAGGCTTCAACTATGCCATTACCAATTTTTGAAAAAATACTTTCCTTCTTAGCCTTCATTGCTTTATCGGATTCTAATGCTGGTTTTGGCTTTGGCTTTGGCTTTGGTTTTGGCTTTGGCTTTGGTTTTGGCTTTGGTTTTGGTTTTGGGCGACCCGGCTTCATACCGGCATCAAAAGCCCACTGATCCTGTCTAGCTGAGTCGCGACCACCTCCCCTGGCCCATCTCTCAATCCTAGAGCTTTCCTCAATTTTACTCTCAAGAATTGTTAGCAATACTCTCTGCTTCTTGTGCTTTGAAATAATCTCCTGAGCACGCTGGCTATTCTCACGAATGGACTCGGTAAGCTCAGGGTAAGCACCCTTAGTTGAAGGATCAGAGACAAGATCGAAAGTGATAAGCTTGAAATCTTCGTTTACGACTTTACCTTCACTGTTCTCTGAGACGCTACCTAAACCACGGCTAGATATACCAATCTTAACACCATCGTTAAGAAGAGCTTCTACAATCTTACCATTAGGAGTTGAAAGGATTTCACACTCACCCATAACGTCACCATTCTTCTCTACCCAAAGCTTGGTGATCAAGTGTGATGCTTGGGAAAGATGGATGGCATCATTTGCTGGGTGATCGAGTGCTCCTACTAGCGATCTTTCATTGATCTTATCCTGTATGGCCTTCACCTGGGACTCTAGGACTTTTCTAGGATAAACTCGTCCATTGTTGTTCTGCTCATCACATTTTTGGAACTTCCCTTGCAGTCGTACTCTAGGGGAAGCCTTTGTCCCTTCATTGATAACTTTAACCTTATCTAAAACATTGTATTCAACTAATAACATAGTTTATCCTATTTTTGTTTACGAGACCAATATTTCTCACTCTTAAATTTAGAGGTTTTTTGTTTACCATGCCTAAGCATAGTCCTTACAGCATACTTTTTAACATCAGAAAACTTTGAGGGTATAACGCCAGGAGAGAATCCTTTTGCAACTCTACCTCCAACCTCTTGCTCATCGTCCTTACCCCACTTTCTCTTAGTTATGACGTAAAGACGATCTGAGTTTTTGGTTGAGAATATCTGACCGACATACCCCTTCTTGAGTGCATCTGTAATAGAGTTGTAAACTTTAACACGGGATTTCCCAGCCTGAGAGTGCGCCTTTTTTCCCGATCCTAAGCCCTTAGACCTTCCAGAATTTGATCCTTTTCCAGAGCTTGCTCTGGTCTCACTTATAAGCTTTATCAAGTCCATTTTTCTTTACCTTCTTCCCTTTTGGAGGATAAGCATCAGACCTCTTTTTAAGCATTAGAGCCTTTTGAGGACCAACCCCTAAACATCCGGTGCTAGTCATCTCCTCAATAACTTCTTTAGCCTCTCCTATAAGAACTTTTAATTTACCAACTAGATCCTCAAGTCTTTCTTTTAAAAGAGATTCATCTAGTTTATCATCGGAAGAAGTTTTAGTAACAGGCTTTTGAGTTTTATTTCTTTTATGCTTAGGGCCACAGGACTCATTTAGTGATCCTGCAAATCCCATGATTTCATCCATAAATGAATCTGGGACAACGACAGCCTTTAAACCATCGTCTAAAACTTTACTATGAACAACAACTTCAGGAACCGGAGAAGACTCTTGTATAATGTTTTGAGAAATTGCTAAAAGATCTTTAGTGCTAGCACCCATCTTTTAATCTCACTTATCTTCGTCTTCGTCTTCCTCAGACTCCTCATCGTCGTCACATCCCTCTTCAGCCTCTAGAAGATCCTCTTCTTCAAGAAGATCAACTGCTTCGTTGATACTATCAAGAATGTAACCTACGCACTCTTGAAGGTTTTCCTCGGGGATAGCCTCCTCTAAGTGTGACTCACAGAGTGGGCAAACATGGCCTTCAACCTGCTCTTCTTCTTGAACTTGATCAACCTTAGCGGACTCATCAATTTTCTGATTTGACTTTAGTTTATTTGCTGAAAGGACAGATGCGACATACTCATCGCTAACATCTACATATCTCATAATAAAACTCCTTGTACCTATATGTATATAATCTAACAGAATATAGTTGATAAAATTAAAATCTACCG